AGATAATATTGATAAAAATTTATATTTAACTAATTTTTATTTATCACTTGTTGATAATATATTTTTTAAATTAGTTCAAATAGAAAATTATAATTGGATTAATAAATATCAAATAAATAAATGTATACAAAATATGGACAATAAAGTAATAAAAAATTTAGAATATGAAAAAATAATTACTTATAATTATAAATCTAATAAATATGGTGAATTAAATATTATTGGAAGAATTAATGCATATAATGAAAATAATATTTATCAAATTATTAGTGTTGATAATCTAACAAATGAACATTTGTTAGATTTAGTATGTAATGTATGGTTATATACAAATACTAATACTAATATTAATATTAATAATTGTAATTATTATATTTATAATATTGTAACGGATGAATTAAGACAAATTATAAATTTAGATTATATAAATATTATTATGGAGATATTATTAGAAAATAAACTAGAAAAAAAATATAAAAATTCTAATTATGATTTCTTTAAAGATTGTTTAAATATAAAAAACAAAATACAAATATTACAACCACAAAATTATAAAAATAAATTTTTATTTATTGAATAATATATTAATATATTTTATAATAATATATTAATATATGACAATACAATTATTAGCACAATATTTTTTAGTATTGCAATTCGGAGGTACTGCATATAAATGGACAACATTACAGCATAATGGAGTATTATTTCCGCCTCTTTATAAATATAAAAAAATACCACTAATCTATAATAATAAAGAATATATATTAAATCCCTTGGCTGAAGAATTTCTAACTTATTATGTTAAATATTTAAATACCGATTATATTAAAAAATCACAATTTAAAAAAAATTTTTGGAAAGATTTTAAAAAAATATTAAAAAATGATGACATAAAATCATTAGACACTTGTGATTTTAAATATTTTGTTAAATACTTGGAAAACAAGCAAAAAATGGAAAAAAATATAATTGACGAAGAAACCTATAAATTTGCCTATATAGATGGGAAAAAAACGACAGTTGGTAATTTTAGAGTGGAACCTCCTGGAATATTTTTAGGCAGAGGCGATCATCCCAAGCTAGGCAAAATAAAATTTAGAATATATCCCGAAGATGTAATATTGAATTTAGATAAAATATCACCGGTGCCAAAAACATTAGAAGGTCACAAATGGGGTAAAATAATCCATGATAGAAATGTGGAGTGGTTAGCTAGTTGGAAAGATAATATATCTGGAAAAACAAAATATGTATGGCTTGGTAATGATTCTAATTTAAAAATGAAAAACGATATGGAAAAATTTGATTTAGCAAGGAAACTAAAAAAAAAAATTAATGCTATTCGGAAAGAAAACGATATTAACTTAAGATCATCGGATAAAACTTTAAAACAATTAGCAACAGCACTATATTTAATTGATACGTTAGCATTAAGAGTGGGTAATGAAAAATCAGAAGACGAATCAGATACTGTTGGTGTCACATCACTACGTGTTGAACACATTACAATATTAGATGATAATAAAATAAAATTAGATTTCTATGGTAAAGATTCTGTAAGATATGTAAAAGAATTACAAGTTAATGAAATAGTATATAAAAATATTAAAGAGTTTATGAAAAACAGAGACGATAACTTGTTTGATTTAATAAATTCGGCCTCGTTAAATAAATATTTACAAACCTTTATGCCCGAGCTAACAGCCAAAGTGTTTAGAACATTCAATGCGAGTAACTTATTCAGCGAAGAATTGAAAAAAATAACAGAAAAGTATGAGAAATATAATAAACCAGATAAAACCCAACTATTATTGGATTTATTTAACCAAGCCAATACTAAAGTAGCATGTTTATGCAATCATCAAAAAAATGTCTCAAAGAATCATAATGAACAAATTAAGAAAATTAAGAATAGAATAAAAATATTAAAAGATAAACTAGAAGATTATAAAATACGCGGTAAAGACATTAACAAAATTAAATTAATGATTGAAAAATTAAAAAGAAAAAAAACATTAAAAAAAGAATTAAAAAATTTATCTTTAGGTACATCAAAAATAAATTATATAGATCCGCGGATAACAATTAGTTTCTTAAAAAAACACAAACTTCCTATTGAAAAAATATTTACAAAAACATTAATACAAAAATTTAAATGGGCTTTTGATGTAGACGAAAATTGGAATTTTTAATGGTATTTTTCAGCGTGACGATTACAATCACGATCATGGACACGGTTACTGTCGGTATCGCAACCAAAAAAACATTCTTTGTTCATAAAATAAATTGCAATTAACACCGCTGCAAATATATTTAGGTATGAAAGATTCAACATATCTTTATTTTCACTAGTAAATATAGTATATCCATGGCTACCAAAAACTATAAGAATACCAATATAATAACATAGTAAATAAAAGGATTCCATAATTAATTTATATATTATATATAATATATTTTTTTTATAATATATTTATTAAGTTCTTAATAATGTAGGTATAGGGATTAACTCATTTATAATATAAATATCTTTGTCATGTTTTTCTGGAATACCATTTTCAAAATAAATTTTTCCAATTGGATAATTAAATTGTAATTCATATACAATACCAGTATCTGGATTATACCAATATTCCTTAACATCATTTATGTTATCTTTTACAATTGCTTTAATTTTATAAACCTTTATTCTTTTCTTTTCACTTTTTTTACTATTAATTCCATTATCTAATTTTTTATCTTGGATAATATTATCTTTATAAGCAGGAGCTATAAATTTATTAAATAACGACGATTCGTTAAATTTAAAACATTCATATTTTTTTTCAATCATATTCTCATTTTTAAATAATTCACAATCTATGGCTACTTCTCTGACAGTTTGTAAAAACGAATCTATTAAATTGTGTTTTTGTTGAGCTAATTTGTATATTCTTTCATCTGTAGTTTCATCTTTATTAGCTTTAGTTGCATGATAACGATATATATCAACAAATCTTTCATCAACGGGAAAATTTTTATGCGAGCACATTCTGACAGCACGTCCTATTAATTGAATAATACGGACTTCATTCCAGTATGGTTCCATTATATGAACTTGTTTTACATTCATTAAATTAATACCTTCTGTACCAGCAGATGAAATTAAAATAATTCTTATTTTAGAACCGTCTTTATTTTCTTTATTATTAAATTCTATTAAATTTTTTTTTCTTTGATCTTTATCAATCATTCCAGTAAATTCTACATATCTAAAATAATCGTTACCTTTATTATTAAATTCAGTAAAACCAAAATATTTTAAATAAATTTTAAATATTTGCAAACCTTCCATAAGAACAAAACCAGAATATACAAGAACAGGCCCTTTTGATCGCATCATATAAAATAATATAGCTGTCATTTTACAAGAACAACTGTACATTATTTTTAATAATTCACATTTATGTTTATGATTTTTCCAAAAATCAATAAACTTCATAGAATATTGTGTTTTAAATATTTCAATATCTTTATCTAATTCTTCTTTATTATATTTTGTGCCTAAAAATTCATCAAATTTTTGAACATATTCATTAATTGCAGAGTTATAAGCTTTTATGCTTTTTTTCTTTTCTTTGTCAATATCTTGTTCTTTTTTTTGAATATCTTGTTCTGATAATCTAAAATTATTTGGTCTTGGTCTTCCTTCCCCGTCAAATTTATTTCCCATATTTGGAAAAACAAAATTACTTGAATGACGTGTATATACACTGTATACACTTTTAGAACTTTTACTACTAAATCTTTTTTTATTTAAAGTGTTTTCAATTGCTTCAAAATAATTATAAACTTTTTCTTGAACAGGGTCCATTTCAAGTAATTTAATTTTTTCATATTTTTTAGCATATAATCTGGGATCAGATCCCACATAATACGAAACTAACCCCATGATTCGACGTTGAAACATATTTTTATTGTCTGGATTAAGCATGTTTTGAGATATATAAATTTCATTAAATTTTGTTTCTGTTTTTGGAAAAATATCTGGTCTTAGTAAATTAAAACTTAATGCTATTTCATATGGATTGTTAACTGTAGGGGTAGCACTTAATAATATTACTCTTGTTTGACTGTTTTCTTTTTTTTCAGATATTATATGCTCATAAATAATATGAGCACGTTTTCCATATCCAGAAACTATATTATTATATACATTATTTATAAAATAATGTGCTTCGTCTATTATATATAAATTTTTTTTAGTTGCATCTGCTTCTTTAATAGCATTTAAAAATGTTTTATCAGCATTTGGTGCATCATAATGAATAAATTTTATATTAACCATCCTATCTTCTTTATCACTAGATGGAATCCATTCTTTCAAATCTGCTAGCCAAGGTTCATCATGCAAAGCTGCTTTTATTAATATAAAAACATTCCATTGAGGTGTATAATTATAAAGTATATTATAAATATTAATCGCAGCTGCTGTTTTTCCTGATCCAACGTCGTGATATATTAATACATCTTTATAAGGACTCCTGTAATCAAAAAATGAAGTTAAAAATTTTTGGTGCAATCTTAATTGTTTTAAATTCTCTTTTGTACTATTTTTTTTATTTACTTCTATACATGGATCCTCTTTTGATTCATATATAATAGGAGGTAACTCATATTTTTTAAAATTATGCAATACCCATACTGGAAATAATCGTCCATTTGTTTTTAAATCTATATAATTATTTTCATTAGACATATTATATTATATTATATTAATATAAATTAAATTTCAATATTTTCTGGGATTTGATCTAGATTAATTTGATTATATTTTAATAATGCTAATAAAGCACATTTTTGTTCCGCTTTTTTTTTTGAAATATCAGATGCCTCTGCAATAATTTCATTATTAAAATTTTTCACCCCCATAGTAAATGTTCTTTTGTTTATAGGCCCTTCAGATTTTATTTCTACATAAGTAGGATTTGACCATTTATTTTTATGATAAAATATTAACAATTGGTTTTTATAATTTGTATCCTGATATAATATACCTGCGTAATCAATTTCTGTTTCTAAGATAATTGTTAAAAATTGTTTACATGTTTCAAACCCCAAATCTAAATACAAGGCGCCTAAAAATGCCTCAAATGCGTCTTCTAATAATTTATTAGAATTCCTACCGTTGTTCTCTTCAATATGCTTTGATATTATTAAATATTGTTCAATACCTAATCTTTTTGCATATCTTGCTAACGAATCTTTGTCTTCTATCTTTGTCTTTAGTTTTGTTAAAAAACCTTCGTCTTCAGTATCAAATCTTTGAAATAAATACCCCGAAAATATACATTTTATAACAGTATCGCCTAAAAATTCTAATCTTTCATTAGATTTATCAAATAAATTTAATGAATTTGGAACATTATTTATTAATATAGAAGGATCTATATTAATATATTCATTCTTTGTATATGATATATGTGTCAATGCTTGTTGGAATAAATTTATATCTATTGGTACAATATTAATTTTAAATTTTTTAAACATTAATGTTACATCTTCTGATTTCAGTAATATATTATAAGTATTATATGGTAATATTATTTGTTCATTATCAGATATATTCTTCAATGACATTTTATTATATTTATTTTTTATTTTTTAAATAATTTATGTATTTTATATTCAATTTTTTTATATTAATTATTATTTATGATTTTTATTATAAAATATAATTAATGCTATTATACCTATAAATATTAACATACCTATAATAGTCCTATGTGATATAAAAAATTTTGGCTGTGAATCTAAAGGTAATGTAGTTAATCCAGACATTCTACCACCAATTTCAGTACAAACGTATCCCTTATCCGGTTTATATTGATATATGATTCTTCTACTATTTTGACCAGAAATATTACCTTCAAAATTATATTTTATATCACATGTATTATTATTAACTTTATTTATTTTAACAATATCGACTATTTTAAATTTACCTCCCATCTTTTCATAATAAAATGTTTTAAAACTATCTAATATTTTTTTATTATTACAATCTAAAGTATTTGATGGAATCGCGTTTTGACTATTATCATACCTCTTGTTATATTCTTCATTAAATTTATTACCATGCATTAAATTTAAACTTAAATCTGGAAAATTTAAATAAATATTATCACTTGGTGTATTATAATTATTATAATCTGTAGAACACTTGCTATTCCGACCGCAATATTGAATATCAGGACATTTAATTATTTTTTCTTTTTCTAAATCTAAACCACATTTGCCGTCCGTAGACATTTCAAAATTATTATTACCAACGTATTTTTTGCCAATTTGTTCAATAAATTCTTCTTCGTATTTCCTAACATCGCCATATTTACTATAAAATTCTCTGTTTAGCGTAGCTATTAGATTATTAGAAAAATCATTATAATAAGGAGAAATAAATTGGGCAAAAGGATTATTATTATTATATCTTGGACCAATATATAAACAACTTTCTTTATCATAGCCACACGTACCTTTTAGTGAACAGCATTGCCCATCCGGGCATTTCGTACTATTATTATTTAATCCACATTTACCATCCGTTGATATTTTTCGGTCGCAATTCAAAGATTTTATGTTTCCAGACACATCAACAATTCTAGATACACCATCACCATCAAATTTACGATGATCCATATTTATAGGTTTGTTTACAAACGCATCCGGCATACAATCAGTATTTTCACAAATACCAGCTAGACCGCCATAATTACAAAATTTATTTGAAGGACATTTATACGCCGCGTTGTCTTTAGTTACAATCCCACATATATTGTTTTGTGAAGGTAAAAAAACGTTTCTATTATAAATTTCTATTATTTTTTCTGTTTCAGACATAAAATATTATATATATATATATAATAATTTATTTATTTTTATTATTATTATTGTTTCCAAAAGAAGATATAATTAATGCTATTATACCTATAAATATTATTATAGCTAATATAGCATTAAAAGATAAAAAAAAATATGTAGATGAATCTAAATCAATAATTTCATCAATATAATTGTTTTTTGATTCTAGTGTAGTTAATCCAGACATCCCACCACCAATTTCAGTACAAACATATCCTATATCTGGTTTATATTGGTATGTGATTCTTCTACTATTTTGACCAGAAAAATTACCTTCAAAATTATATTTTATATCACATGTTTTATCATCAACTTTATTTATTTTAACAATATCTACTATTTTAAATTTTTTTTTTGTCTTTTCATAATAAAATGTTTTAAAACTATCTAATATTTTATTATTATTACAATCTAAACTTTCTGATTGAATTGTTTTTTGACTACTATCTAATGGTAATAGAGTTGCAAATCGTCTTCTATCTAATTGAGCCGGTTGTTGACTACTATCCTGTGCCGGTTGTTCACTTTTATCTAATGGATTCTTAAAAAAATTACTATTTGGGTCTTCTTGATTATTCTTTATTTTATTATCTAACCATTTATCAAAATCTTTATTAAATTTATCACCATGCATTAAATTTGAACTTAAGTCTTTTAATTCTCTTTCATCATTATAATATATTGCATTTGAACTTAAATCTACCAAGTCATTAGAGCCAAAGTCAAATTTTGTATAAATGTATTTATCATAATCAGTAGAACACTTATTATATTGATTACAATATTGATTATCAGAACATTTAAATATTTTTTTATTTTCTAAATCAATACCGCAATTCCCATTAGTCGAAATTTCAAAATTGTTATTATTATTATAATTATCGCTAATAGATTGTATTTTTTCTTTTTTAATAAACCATTTATTATATTCTTCATTAAATTTATCACCATGCATTAAATTTGAGTTTAAATTTAAATCTGGTAAAATTAAATTACCATAATAATTATTATAATTATTATAATTATTATATTCAGACGAACATTTACCATATTCATCACAATATTGAATATCTGGACATTTAAATATTTTTTCTTTATCTAAATCTAATCCACATTTACCGGTTGTGGATATTTCAAAATTATTATTATTAGTACCGGTATATTTATTACCTATTTTTTTAATAAAATCATATTGAAATTTCTTTACATCATTAATATTACTATAATAATCCCTATTTACTCGTTCAATTATATTATTTGAATAATAAGGTGATATATATATACAGCTTTCTTTATCATAAGCACAAGTACCTTTGATTGAACAACATTGACCATCAGGGCATTTTGTATTATTATTATCTAAACCGCATTTACCATTAGTTGATATTTTACGATTACAAATATTTGTTATTTTATTTCTAAATACATCACTACCATCAAATTTACTAATATTTATATTAGTATTATCTATATAATAAGGTAAACAACTGGTATTTTCACAAATACCTACATTCTCATCCCCATAATTACAATATTTATTTAAAGGACATTTATAAGCCACATTGTCTTTAGTTACAACCCCGCAAATATTATTTTGTGAAAGTAAAAAAACATTTTTATTATAAATTTTTCTTTTTTTTTCTATTTCAGACATATATATTTATATTTATATTTATATATATATTAAATATTTAATATAAGAAATTATTCTATATTTATGTAACTGGATTTTTCGTATCATTATTTCTAGTTAAAGCAAAAATTAATCCTAAAAAAATACACACATATATTACTATAGCAATTGGAGATAAAAATGTTTTTTTTAATGATTCAATATTGAATAATTCTCCGTTAAATGGACTATATGGATCTGCATTATTACATATTTCACCAGATTGGCAACTGTTATTTATACAACAATTTGTACCAAAACATTTTAAACCTCTACCTTCGTGTTTTAAACTTTTACCACAAAAATCGTTTGATTTTAAAAAATTATTAGGTTCGTCAATCCATTTATTATATTCATTATAAAAATTATCACCATACAAAACATTAGAACTTAAATCTGTAATAAAATTATTTTTTTGGTAATAATATGTATCATAATTGGCAGAACACTCGTTACTCTGATTACAATATTTGTTATCAGGACATTTAAATATTTTTTCATTTTCTAAATCAATACCACATTTACCATTTGTAGATATTTCAAATTTAGCATTATTTAAATATTTTTGTTTTATATTTGCAATTAGTTCGTTTTCATAATTAGTAACGTCATTAATATTACTATATACATTACGATTTGCATTAGCTATTATATCATCTTTTGGAGCAATATATATACAACTTTCTTTGTCATAGCCACATTTACCTTTCATTGAACAACATTGACCATTTGGGCATTTAGTATTATTATTATCTAAACCGCAATTACCATCGGTTGATATTGCACGTTGGCAACTAAAAGGTGTTTTATTTCTGAATACATCGCTACCATCAAATTTTTTTAAATCTATATCTATATTTGAAATATAATATTCAAAACAATTAATATTTTCACAAATTCCTCCATTATTGCAAAATTTATTTGAAGGACATTGGTATGCAGCATTGTCTTTAGTTACAATTCCACAAGTATTGTCTTTTGAAGGTAAAAATATGTTTTTATTATATATTTCTATTTCTGACATATATAATAAATATATATAATATAATTATTTATAACAATAAATTAATTTAAAAGAAAAAATATATAATTAATTTATTGTTATAAATAATGTTCATTCAATCTTTAATATTATGTATTATATCAATTATATTAATTCTGAAATTTTTTTATAATAATTTTTTTAAATGGAATTATTATAAAAAAATTTCAGATAAACAACAAAAAGTTTTATTTATATCTAATATTATAAATTTTAGAAACTCTTTATTTGATTATTGTAATTCATTAGAATTATCTGATATAATATACGAAATTGAAAACAATGATTTAGTATATATTAGTCAACTATTACAAATAAAAAATAAAATAGATAATTATTATAAACAAATTAATGACGAAGCATCTGATGATGATTCAGATAATAGCGATATAGATGATGATTCAGATAATAGCGATATAGATGATGAATCAGGTAATAGCGATTCAGATGATGAATCAAGTGATACCGAAACAGGTGACATTAAAACATATGATGAAACAGGTGACATTAAAACAGATGATGAAACAGGTGACATTAAAACAGATGATGAAACAGGTGAGGAAACAGGTGACATTAAAACAGATGATGAAACAGGTATTAAAACAGACATTTATGAAATCATTGATAATAAATCAATATTATAATAGAAGATAAAATACATATTATTTACATCATTGATAATAATTTATTTTTCCATTATCCATTTAATAGATTTATTATTAATATTACCTGAAGAATTTTTATAATTAATATTAGTAGGTATAGTATCAGTTTTGGGATCATAACTAAATGTAATTTTTAATCCTTTTTCTCTTCTTTTAGAATTTCTTATTTGTTTTTGTCGCATTGAATCTACAGTATTACCATAACATTCGATTATAAATTCTTGATATGGTGATTTATCAATTACTGTTAATTTGTTTTTTTTTAAATATTTATTTCTTGTCTCTAATAAATTAAAAAGAAATATTGAAATATCATTACAATTATTTTTATTATATATATAATTATAATGATAATTAATAATACTATAATTTAATAACATAATAAAAGTACCTATTTTTATTAAATTAAATTCTACTTTGTTTTGTAAAGTTCCAAAAACTATACTTTCAATTTTATTTTTATTAACATAAACTTCATGATAAGGTGTGCATATATCATTATGACCGTGAAATATTAAAAAAGGAATATTATTGTATTTAAAAACAATTCGTTTATCCCAAAATTGAAAAAATGGAACATATTCTTCTATTTTTAATAAAGAATCAACTTGATCTAACATGTTTTTTTGTGAAAAATATTTTAAAATAATTGAATATATTAATTTAGCATCATTATGGTAATGATCACTGAACACAATCAAATGATCATTTAATAATATTTTATCACTATTAGGATTTAAATAAAAACTTGGTAGTAAAAATACAAGTGTATTAATATTTTTAATATTTAAAAACATATATTCTAATAGTTCTTTATTAATATCTTCATTTTTTTTTAATTTTCCATTTTCAAGTTCTAATGGATAATGTTTTAATATTTTATTAGCACGAAAGAATACTTTTTTTTCTTTTAATCTCCAATAACTATTTATTGGGTCGTTGTATTGTCTTAGAATATCAATTAATATAACAAAAGGATGTATATAATTAATACTATTTATGCTAAGTTTTTTTATATTATAAAAAATAGGAGATGGCATATAAGTTATATCACAAACTCCTGAAAAATTTACAAATATAGTGTATGTTTCGGGATGTATTGCTTCTTGTACTCTAACAAATTTATATTTATTATTTAATATTTTACATAATTTCTCAATATCTTCCATTGGTTTTGGTGAATAAAATTCTACATCTTTACACTCATCATCATTATATATTTTATCATTTGGATCTTTATTTTTAATTAATTCATTCCATGCGGTACCTCCATATATTATTCTTTTATTTGATTTAATAAATTTTATTATATCATTTTTAATTGAAATACGTTCTTTAATAGTTGGTTCATAATTATTTAATTTAATGTAATTTACTTTTTCAATAATATTATCAAGTTCATTGTTAATTGCATCTATATCTTTTTCATTATATAAATTATATACTTCAATCATTATTAATTAAATATAGAAAAAAAATTAATAAAATTATTTTTTACACAGTTATAAATGAAAAAATTAATAATTTAATATAATTATTAATTTTAATACAGTTATAAATTAAAAACTTGGTAATGGATCAATAACACAATTATAAAAATTTTCTAATTCAATTATACTTTTAGGTTTATTACCAGATGGTTCTAAAACAAAATTAATAGCAATTCCTTTACGACCATATCTACCAGACCGACCTATTCTATGGATATAGTTGTATTTATTATTAGGTAAATCATAATTAAATATAGTGGAAACACTATGAACATCAATACCTCGTGCAATTAAATCGGTTGATATTAAAACTCTTGTATTGCCTTTTCTAAATGATTCCATGATAGTGTCTCTTTCTAATTGGCTCATTGTACCATAAATACAAGAAACTGTAAAACCATTTTCTATCATTTTTTTATTTATATAATCAATCTTATCTTTTCTATTAACAAATATAATTGATTGTTGAATTGACATTGTACTATATATATCAATTAAACACGATAGCTTATCTTCTTCGTTATCTAAAACAACATAATATTGTTTTATTCCCTCTAGTGCAAGATCTTCGTTTTTCACTAAAATCTTTATAGGATCAACTGTAATTTTATTTATTAATTCTAATACATCAGGAGGTAAAGTTGCAGACACAACAATTGTTTGAAAAGTATTAGGATAATTTAAATAATTAAAAATATCTTTTATTGTTACAATAAATTCATTTGAAGATGTCAATAGTTCGTCTGCTTCGTCTAAAATAATTAATTTTGATTTTGTCAAATTAAGGAATTTTCTACGTAACAAATCAAGTAATCTCCCTGGTGTCGCAATAACAATTTGTTCTTTATATTTATCTGCTGTACCGTAACTAATGTATCCGCTTGCTTTTTCAACACCAGATAATTTTTCTTCTACGTTAAATTTATTACTACATCCTCTATGTAAAGCTATTGAAATTTGTGAAAAACATGCTAATTTACATAAAATATTGTATGTTTGGATCGATAATTCCCTAGTTGGAGAAATAATTAATACTTGTAAATCTTTCAAACTTAAATCAACTTTTTCTAATGCTCCTATAGCAAAAACCCCGGTTTTCCCTGAACCAGCGCATGCTTGTAAAATAATATCTTTTCCACTTAATAATTTAATTAATGATTGTTTTTGAATATCCGATGGTTTTTCCCATCCGTATGCATATATACCTCTAAGAGTATATTCTTTTAAATTTATGTTATCAAAACTTGTACAATATTGATTTTCTTCCATAATATATATTTAAGCATATATATAATATATTTTATTCCTTATATCATTTCAGTAAATATCTTATACAGATTATTTCCTGGTCTAAAAGAAGCAATAAATAATTACTAAATTAAAATTATAATTATAATTTTAATATATATATATATATATATATTATATGGCTGATGCACATAAAGCACAATATTGTGGTCCTGAAGAGAGTTTGTGGTCTAGATTTTTAAAAAATGGACATCTTAGTCATGGACAATGTAAAAAAGACTTAGATGGTTATAATTCAGAACTATTTGTACAAATTTTTGCTTTTTGGAAACTATTTTTCATAATATTCTTTTTATTATTAATTGGACTTCTTAATTTAGGATTAAATTGGGATAAAACTGTACAATATATGCGTGATAATCAACAAACGTTTTTTCTCTATGAATTTTTATTATTATTTGCAGCCTTTTTTGTATCAACTATATTTATGTACTTATTTAGAATACAGACAATGCCATTGGGAGTATATAATATATTTATGATTACTTTTGTTATAACAGTATTTTGTGTATTAAAACATGTAGCATTTGAAATGTCAGGAATATATAGGTTTAATTTTGGCAATAAAACATGCAAAGAAAAAAAGAAAAAAGAAAAAGAAAAAGAAGAAAAAGAAAAAGAAGAAGAAATGAAATTGACGGATGAAGAAAAGAAACAAAAAGAAGAAGATAAAAAAATAAAGAAAGAATCAATGACAGAAGAAGAAAAGAAAAAAGAAAAAGAAGAAGAAGAAGAAAAGAAAAAATGTAAATGTGACGATGGTCCTTTTACAGGACCATTTTGGAATGGTTTAGGATATTACGGAATGGGTTTGACTCTAATACTAATTATCTTTTTTGGAATGTCAGTTTGGAAACCTGACGGATGGACAAAATCATTATTTAATTATCAATTTGAACGATATCAATCTATTTTATACTTAATATTAGGTATAGGATTACCATTTGCTATTGGTTGTTTATTAAATAATATATATGCTGATAAGACTAGAATGAATGATTGTCCAAAAGACGAAAATTATATATTTACATGTATTAAAAACGGATGTGCATGCGTTAGTATAGCATTTATGGCTTTTATTACATTTTTATTACCTATATCTTTAATTTTGTGGAGTTCGGGACGTTCTTTAGACAAAATATTAACGAAGGATAATAAATTAGAAAAAAATAATACAGAAATTTCAAGTTATTATAATTGTTCATATAAACCCGGTTTTAATTTGAAGAGATTCGGTTTGATATTAATTGAATGTGGAATAATGTGGTTAATATTTGTATTTGCAGAAGCAGGAATTAAATCTTTAAGAACAGGAGAATACTATTTAGATATTTTAAAATCTCATGAATTTTGGGAACACTCTGCAATATTTTCTCTACCTACAATTGTCCTAATTCAAATATTTTTAGAATATTCAGATTGGTATAAAAGTCATTTATTTGATTATGATCAAATAAAACAACATAATTGTACTAAAGCCAATAAAGTTGCTCCAGCACCAGCTCAAGGTGAAGCTTAATAAGTACATTTATGTGGTTTATAAATAATATTACCAAAGCCATTAAAATAATTAGGCAATACAGTATTATTTTTTAAATTTTTATTGTTATTCCATAATTTAATTATAAAAACATTATTTTTTTGATTAATACTAATACCATTAATATTATTATTAAATATTGATTCGCTTACTAAATCAACAGATAATTTTTCCCAAAGTTCAAAAGCATGATCAGAATTAACTAAAATAGACCATGCACCTCCGTTTTTATTATTATTATCTTCCCATATAGGTGTAACATTATCACGCATAAAATATAAATGCAAATTATTTAATTCTTCAATTAAATGTATATTATTATAAAAATCCCAAAAGTCTTTAATAGTTTTGATAGTATAAATTTTGTTATAACCAGATAATGTCCAATCATTTAAAACATGATGGTACCAAACATTCCAAACATTTTTTAGTTTTAAATCCATATATGTATTTTTTAATATATATAATTATATATTAAAAATTATGTTTAAGCCAAAAAATATATAAAAATATATTAATATATATATTAATATAATAAGTTTATATAAAGTTAAAGAATTAATAATAATACAAAATAATTATTATAATATGTTTTATTTAATTGTGAAATCAATATTAAAAATGTACTATAATATTAAAAGTTTATTACCGTATGAAAATAGAATTTACGTTATAAATAATAAAAGAAATTATGATATAACTATCTATTATTATTTTTTATTATTTTTGTATTATGTAAATATAAAAACTAACATATCAAATAACAGATACAATATATTAATTTTTTTAAAAAATAATAAAAGAATAATATATAATAATATATTGTTAAAAGATGCAATTATTAAAAATAGAACATTAAACGACATACATATTTTAAAAAAACCGTATTTATTAATTAATTTATGTATAAATGGAAAACAAATTGATTATAATAGGAAAAAGTTAATTTTTTGTCACGATGAAAAAAATACTTTAGATGATATATATAATGCATATCACTTTGAAAAAATTGAAAAATTAATAATTAATAATAAAGAAATGAATAGTAATATACAAATAAAGAATTTGATAATTAATTAATTTAAAAATATACTAATTAATATATTATAATGGCTCAAAACATATATAATGAGAATACAAAATATATTAAAGAAATTGAATTTTCAATTTTTGGTAATTCAGAAGTTAAAAAATATTCAGTGATAGGAAAAAAAGATGATTCAAACAATATTATTTTTTGGGAAACATATGGAAATAACAATGAACCTAAACAAAATGGTATTATTGATTTAAGATTAGGAACAACTAATAATAGTAAAGAATGTGCGACATGTGGTCTAAATTCAACTTTATGTCCAGGTCATTTTGGATATGTTGATTTTGTAGAACCTGTTTTGCATTATGGTTGGAGAGATAATATTAAAACAATTTTAGGATGTATATGTACTTGTTGTTCTAAATTATTAATTAATAAAACAGCTACCGAAATGAAAAAGATATTTCATAACAAATATGGCAAGGCTTGTTATGAAGAAATTAAACATATTACATCTAATGTAAATATTTGTCCAAACTGTAATTCACCAGTGCCAAAAATTAAAATGGAAATTAAAAATGGTGAAATTAAAATATTAGCAGAATATAATAATAATGAAAATGATGAAAATACTCAAATTATATCAAAAAAAGTAAAAGATATTATTTCTCCTGGTCGAATTTATGCAATATTTAGAAATATTAGTGATGAAGATTGTATATTATTGGGTTTGAATCCAAAAAAATCACGTCCAGAAGATATGATAATTGAAAAATTTCCAATCCCTCCTGTTCATATTAGACCATCTGTTAAAATGGATATGTTAGTAAACGGAACAGCTGAGGATACATTAAATAATAAAATTGCAGATATTATCAAAGCAAATAATGCATTAATGAGATATAAAGATATTAATAATATGACAAATGAAGAATTAAAATTTAAACGCGATTTTGTTCATGTTTTACAATATAATGTAGCAGCTTATTTTGATAATGATAATAATTTGCCAAAAACAGAAGTTAAATCATGTGGTCGTTCTATTAAATCAATATCTGAAAGATTAAAAGGTAAAACTGGAAGAATTAGATATAATTTAATGGGAAAACGTGTAGATTTTTGTGCACGTTCTGTTATTACATCAGATCCAAATTTAAACATTGATGAATTAGGCGTGCCTATTAAAATAGCTATGTCTGTCACTTTTCCGGAAACTGTAACAACTAATAATATTGATTTTTTATCAGTATTAGTTAAAAATGGAAGTAATGTACACCCAGGGGCAAATTTTTATAAAAGAAGAGACAGCAATAAAGAATTTAGTATTGATTTACGGTATAGAAAAGATCCAGTTGTCTTAAAAATTGGTGATATTGTTGAAAGACACATATTAGATGGCGATTATGTTCTTTTTAATCGTCAGCCTACATTACATAAAATGTCAATGATGTGTCATAAAGTAAAAATTATTAACAATGACAAATTATCAACATTTAGAATTAACGTAACTTGTACAACACCATATAATGCTGATTTTGATGGTGATGAAATGAATATGTTTGTACCACAATGTATTCAAACGCAAGTTGAACTTGCAGAAATAGCTGATGTTAAAAAACAAATTATTTCTCCTAGGTTTGGGGATCCTATAATTAAATTAAAACAGGATACTGTATTAGGAAGTTATAAAATGACAGAAACAAAAAAAATTATTAATTGGCGCGATGCAATGAATTTGATAATGTACACGTATAATACAAATGTATATGATATTAAAAAAAAAGACATTGATACGCATCAATTATATTCATTGATTATTCCACCAATGATTAATTATAAAGACAAAAAAATAGAAATAGTAAACGGCAAAATTAAGAGTGGTATATTAGATGGGTCTATTATTAATAAAAAAATTATTACATTTGCTTGGGATAAATACAGTGATGTAGAGACTAAAGACTTTATTGATAATACACAAAGATTAGTTACAAACTGGTTAATGATGCATGGTTTTACTGTTGGATTAAAAGATACGATTCCTTCTAAAGAACTATTAGTAAAAAGTTCAACATTTATGGAAAAAATAAAATTAAATATTGAATATGAAATTACAAAAATAGAAAATAATCCAGATATGTTAGAACCATCTATATTTGAAGATATAATTACAAAAAAATTAAGCAAGCGTAGTGAGATTGGTGTTCAAGCTTCTGAAACATGTGATAGTACAAATAATTTTTATACTATTATTATTTCAGAAGCAAAAGGTACTAAAGATAATTTAGGTCAAATTTTGTGTGGTAATACACAAGATCTATTAAAATTACAACGTCTTCCTAAACATGTTAATGAAAGATCATTACCTCATTATTTCCAAAATGACGATAGAGCTGAAGCTCGTGGTTTTATTACCAATTCATTTTTTAGTGGTTTTACTCCTACTGAATTTTGGTTCCATAGTATGACTGGTAGAGAAGGTTTAATTAGTACAGCAATTAAAACAGGAGAAACTGGTTATATTCAAAGGAAATTAATTAAAGGTTTGGAGGATTTAATTGTTTGTTATGATAATACTATTCGGACTAGTAATAATATCATGATTCAAACTTTATATGGCGGTAACCAAATTAATCAATCTATGAACAAAACAGTTAAATTGCATATACTAGCAATGGACAATAGTAGTATATTTGATAAATTCTGTTTTAATGACAATGAGTGTAAGAAATATAATATTGATTCAGTTCAAAATAATAAAATATACGAATTATTAATTGAATTAAGAGATTTTATGAGAATTGCTCAAATGAAAGTAATGAATGATTATATTTCATTAAGAGAATTATATTTCCAACCTGTTAATTATGATAGAATTATTCAAGATGCAAGAAATTATATAAGTAAGAAAGAAGAAAAAATAACATTTGATTATATTGTTGAAAAAATAGAATTTTTATTAGACCATGATAATACACCTTTAGTATGTATTAGCGATAAATCCAAGTTCCCTAATAAATTAAATGATGAAAAATCAGCAAAAATATTGTTTAAATTAGCATTATATGAATATTTTACACCTAAAAGGTGTATTGTAGAATATAAATTTAATAAAGAGCAATTTGATACAATTATTGATGAAATTATCAGAACATTTAAAAATGCAGTTATACATCCTGGCGAAATGGTTGGCATTGTAACTGCCCAAAGTATGGGAGAACCTTTGACACAGATGACACTTAACATGTTCCACAAGACTGGTGGTGGCTCAGCTGGTTTACAAGGGGTTCCGCGTATGATTGAATTATTGTCATACAGTAAAAATATCCAAATGCCATATATGTATATCTATCTCAAACCCGAATTTAATCAAGACAAATTGATAGCTCAAAAAATTGTATCACACTTGAAGTATACCATTATTAAAGACTTAATTAAAAAAATTGATATTGTATATGATCCTAATGTATCATCGAATGATAGTTATACAATATTAGATAATGTAGATATTAAAAGTACATTTTTTGTTAAACAAATTAATAAAAACATTGGACAATTACCATGGTTGTTCCGTATAACCTTATTAAAAGAAGGTATGCTAGAAAACGATATTGATATGTTGGATATAAAAACTAGTTTTATTAATTTTTGGGAAGAAAACTATGGTGAAATAAATGGATTAAAGAAAAATATTAAAGATTTAATTACAAAGGTAAATTTAGTATGCATATTAACTAATAACAGTAACTCAATAGAACCAATTATTCATATTAGATTTGATTTTAATAATGTTGATAATAAAATTTTATTAGATTTTTATGAATTAATACTTAATAAATTTAATCTTAAAGGTTCTGAAAATATTAAACGCAATAGCGATATTAATCAGGACAATATGGTAAAATTTGATAAAGAAACAGGAAAGTATGAAATACAAAAAGAATATGTTATATATTGCAATGGCATTGACTTAACTATGATAAAAAATATATCTGCTATTGATATGAACCGTACTATTATTAATGATTTATATACAGTATATAAACAGTTTGGTATTGAAGCTGCAAGAATGTTGTTAATTAGAGAAATGAATTATGTTTTTAATTCTACACCTGTCAGTTATCACCATTTATCTTTGTTAGCTGATGTTATGACTGCTACAGGTGGTATCACATCTATTAATAGACATGGTATTAATAAATTAGATACAGACCCATTGTCCAAAGCTTCATTAGAAGTACCTGTAGAACAATTATTAAAGGCAGCATTATTTAACGAAATTGATAAAATGAATAGTGTATCGTCGCAGATTATGGTTGGTAGAGCATTTAAAGGAGGTACAGGTTTATGTGAAATTGTATTAGATGATGATCTACTTGATAACACTGAATTCAATGATGATAAAGACAATAAGAAATATAATAAATATATTGAATTAGAATCAAATACTTTAATGGATGATATTTTTAATCGTACTGATATTGATGATATTTATTTACCTAATATGTAATTAATATTGCATATTCCTAATATGTAATTAATATTGCATATACCTAATATGTAATTAATATTGCATATTCCTAATATGTAATTAATATTGCATATTCCTAATATGTAAT